CAAACTAATGTAAGAGAACCTAGTGCAAAAGAAATACGATTAGGTTGGTCAACAGACCCAGAAGTAGCTGCAAATAATCCTAACATAAATTATAAACCGCCAGGAAGGGGTCAAGTCACTTCTGATGGAAGAATTGTTCAATATGGTGGATACCAGTAGGAGAGATAAATGACAGAAAAGTACTTTAGACATTATCCAACCATTAATTTTGACCTTAAAAACGATGGTAATTTAATCCAAGCAAAGGATATATTTCGTAATATAAGAGTATCTAGTGATGCAGAAGATGCCATTACTGGATATAATTATACTTATATTACAGACCAAGATAGACCAGATGTCCTTGCAACTAAACTCTATGGAGACCCTACATTATATTGGTTATTTTGGATGGTTAATCCTCATCTTGCAGTGCATAGTGACTGGCCTAAGTCTGCAAGTGTATTAGAAAAATATATTAAAAGAAAATATTCTGGTAAAGCATTGACCACTGAGCAGTCCACAGATATTGTTTCCAGTTCGGCAAAATTTTTACAGGGAGAGAAGGTAGTAGGTTCTACCAGTTCGGCCTTCGGATATGTTATTAAAATAGACCCAACAAACAACCAACTCATACTCAACGATATAGAAGGACAATTCGTAGTAGGAGAAACAGTCACAGGCTCCCAGTCGTCCAAAAGTTTCACTATTAGTTCGGTTCGAAATTTTTTAGACTCACCTCACCATTATATTAACTCTAAGGGTCTCAAAACCTCTATAAGTACAGGTAATACACCAGTCACCAATAGAGAATACGAAGAGAAATTTAATCAAGATAAGAGAGAAATTAAGTATATTAAACCTAATTATATCCCAGATTTGATTAGAGAGTTTCGTAGTATGATAAAGGAATAACATTATGGCAGTCACAATAGGTGATAATAGTCCCAATTCATATAGAATTCATAGTATTACTATTAGTAATCAAGAAGGTAATTCATATGAAATCAGTAATTTAATGCAGTCGTTTAGTATTACTGAGAGTATCTATCAGATGTTTCTTACTGGTAATATAACGATATTAGACGATATGAATGTATATAATCGTATCGGATTTACTGGACAGGAATATATTCGGATACATATCAGTGGAATACAGGGGAATGAAGAAGACCCACCTGTAGATGAGCATATTGACCAAATATTTAGAATATTTAATGTTAAAATGCAAGTAAATACTCCGAAGAATGCTAAACTACAATTATATACTCTAGAATTTTGTAGTCCTTTATTATATTCTGCACGAACTCAGAGAATATCTCAGGCATATAGAGGCAAGACTGGAGATATATTAAATAAAATATGTAAGGATAAATTATTATTTACAGAGAGAGAAAAAGACTTGACAGGCCGTGTGAAAGAGGGGACAGAACTCGGTAACTTCTTTAGTGTCTTCGAGCATAGTGGGACAGAGGTGATAGGTACTGTAATACCTAATTGGAGTGTCTTTAAGACTCTGAGATACTTGAGAGATAAGACCACAGACAACTCAAAGAACTCAAGGCCTTGGGGAAACTCTTACTACTTCTATCAGACAGCCTCTGGTGGGTTTCGATTCCACAATGTAGGGGATATGTTAACCAATAAGTATCTCAACGACTCAGTGACTTTCAGGCCACGATTCTCTGATGGGGATAAGACGCTTAACTATGATTTTGCCGATGGGACAGGGAATGATATACTATCTTATAATAAAGAAGACATTCATAATGTACTTCACAGTCATTTAGATGGTACTTACAGTGGTATTATACAGGTATTTGATACAAAAAGCAAGACGCTTAATGTAATTGATAGCCAATTTTCTCAGCAATTCCCTCTAGATGGAGACTCTAAGTATGACTATAAGGCGCTCTCAGTCGCTCCATCATTCAGAACTGCACCAGAAGTAATCAAAGTACCACCAGATGGGGGTATAGAAGGGAGTGAATTAGACCCAGCAGTTACCTTTGGAGATGCAACAAAGACTAAGAGTATCTTAGAGACACAGAGCGCCATCACCTTTGACTATGATAATCCCTTTAACTTTACCAATGGAGTGCATAAGAGTGGGAATATGGCAGGGTCTGATGCACCACAGAAGTTTGATAGAGATAGAGTTGAGAGATTATTCGAGAACAATAGAGTTAGTATCCAGATATCTGGGAGAACTAATATATCATGTGGTATGACTATTATGGTAGACATCAAGCAGCCCACACAGACAGCAGCTGATGTCAGAGATGAACTAACACATAATGGTAGGTTACTTGTAGAAGGTATTACTTTCGTAGGTACACAGGATGGTCTCGAAACGCAACTCTCATACACCACAGATGGATATCAAGACAACATGGATACATTCGTAGACCATGAGATAGGAGTTGGAGATTAGTAGCCCTCAGCCACAGTGTTTTGGGACTCCTAAACTTTTTTCGCCATGCCTTTGAGATGGGGCCAAAAGTCTTGGGAAGTTGTGGGACTCCTAGAGTTTATCTGGGACTCCTAAATAATATTTAAATAGGGAGATTATATGTTAAAAAGTATATTAAATACCCATAGAACCATGATGTATGAATTCATGGAAGTAACTGGGTTAGATGATTATGGATTAGCATGGTTTTGTTTTTTGAAAGGTGTAATATTTGCATCTATAATAGTATGGATTTTTTAAATGAGAAGATGTTTTTTGAATAGTAAGATACATGGTGCAGTTTGTACCGATGTGGATTTAGATTATGAAGGTAGTATATTAATAGACGAAGACTGGATGGATGAGGTGGGACTCCTAATCCACGAACAGGTCGATGTTTATAATAAAACCAATGGTAACCGACATACAACCTATGTGTTACCACTACCAAGAGGTTCAAATGAGGTATCAGTCAATGGTGCTGGTGCCCATTTAACCGACATAGGAGATGAATTAATTATTTGTTCCTATTGTTATATACATGATGGGAGTGATGGACATAAAATGAAATATCATTCTCCAAGAATTAAAATAATCGACCCTAAAGACCGAATTTATAGAGAACTTTTGGGTCTGGACAAACCGAAACAGATAGAGGATAAGAAATAATGGCAAACTTTACAGGACTGGGAAGTAATTTCTACACAGGAGTGGTCGAAGACCGATTTGACCCACTATCCTTGGGTCGTGTTCGTGTCCGAATATATGGATTACATACCGATGATAAGAAATTAATCTCTACAGGTGATTTACCATGGTCTGATGTCCTTATGCCGACCACTTCTCCGAGTATTTCTGGGATGGGTCTTTCTCCACATGGTTTAGTGGATGGTTCTACTGTTATGGGATTTTTCCGAGACGAGGGAGATATGCAAGACTTCGTGGTGATTGGAAGTCTCTTTGGTAGACCCTCTGATAAATTTAAAATACCGAATAACGATGGAGATAAGGCAATCAGTCGTGGGCCCGATAAAGGATTTAATGACTCTCGTTATCCAACCAGAGAGGCATATTTTGCAGGCCCTGATGCAACAAAAAATTCTAGTACTGGAAGAAACTTTGAGTTATCCAGACATAGAGATGGAAATACAAGTATTGGATGGCCTTATAGACCGAGAGAAATAGAACAGAACTTGGATGGGTCTGGTACAAAAATTGATGGTAATGAGAGAGTAAGAAAAGTTCCTGGCGAGTCCTATCCAAAAGAAGAATATACTAAAAAACAACTTTCCGATGTCAATAAAATGGCACAGGGTGTTTACGATGCATATCCGAATAATTTTATTAAAAAATCAGAAGGTAGTACAGTAAAAGAATTACCTCGTAAAGGTAATGTTGGGCCAGTGTATCCTTATAATCATGTTATAGAATCTGAGTCTGGTCATGTCATAGAAATGGATGATACTCCATCTAAAGAAAGATTACACTTATATCACCGAACTGGTACAAGACTTGAAGTCCTTGCAGATGGGTCTCAGACTATGAAAGTCATGAACGACTCTTACGAAATAGTATTAAAAGATAAAAAAATATTAATTGCTGGTAGTGCAGATATAGAACTTGCAAATGGTGATTATAATTTAATTACTAAAAAAGGAACTAAGAAAGATGCTGGTAATGTATTTATTACTACCGATGGTGATTGTAATATTACTTCCTCTGGTGCAATTAAATTAAAAGGTAATGTATCATTAAATGGTACTAAGTACGATTAATGACAACCTCTAATGAACCAGTTAAAGTCCCATGTCCGAAGGTTGTTAAACCAACTGCTGATGACCTAGAAAAAATAATAATTTTTATTGGGAATCAATATGGTTGGGAATATATTAAACCTCTTGAAGAATTATTAGGTGCATTTCCTTTATCTCATTCTTGGGATGGTATTACTTTAGATATACCAGAATTAGAATGGGAAGGAAAAATACAATGTATTATTGAAGAATTTAAATTATATCCTTTAGTAAAAATTGCAGAAGTATTCAGTAAAATAATACCAGTTCCTTTAGTTGTTGTAGAACCAATTACAGGTATATCAGTTGATGTACCTAAATTAGTACAAGACCCAGATTACAAAGCAAAACTCTTAACAGAATTCCAAGAAGCTGGTGATGAGATATTAGATTTATTTGTTCCAGATTTTATTCTAGAAAACTGGGATGGTACAGATGGTATCGATGCACCAGCAATTAAAATGAGTAAAGCATGGAAAGAGTTTGTTGCAAAAATAAAAGAATTATTTCAAGGTAATATTTTTGGTACACTAGCAGAAATATTAAAAGACTCTGCTCTTGAAGCTGCAATAGAAGCAATTAAAGCAGTTGGAAGTCCATTCACAGATTATCTAGATTTATTAATAAGTTTGCCAGGCATGGTTGTAAGTGGTGGTCAATTAGATTTTGATACCGATGCATTTCTTATGGGATTAAAAAAACAATTTAAAGAAGCAGGTAAAGATTTCCAAGAAGAATTACTTGCATACCCTTTACCAGTAGTATCAGAAATAGCTCCTCAGGCAGAATTAGTAGGACTCGATTTACCAGAGACATTAGGTGACTTAATTGATTTAGAAGAAATAGGTGAGTTTAAAAAAGTAGATTTTCCAAACTGGAATATAGATAAGTTAAGAGACAGAATTGATAACTTCATAAGAAATCTACCTCAAATGTTACTTGAAGCAGTTCTAGAAAAACTTTCAAAATATCTTGGAATGCTTATACCATCTGGTATACCGATACCATTTACTCTATGTTCGTTCTTAGAGTTTCTTGGTTTTCCAAAAGAGATATCTGTTTCTAATCTAGTACTAGAAGGGACATAAATAATAGTATGAGTGATTTAATTGGAAACAAGACTAGTATAACTGCAAGACGATGGTATACAGACATCGACTTAAATTTGACTGCACATCCTAACTCAAAAGACTTAACTCTTAAACAGGATGTTGAGTCAGTCAAAAGGTCACTAAGAAATATTATGTTGACCAATAAATATGAGAGGCCCTTTAAACCAAACTTTGGTGCAAATCTTAGGGGACTCCTATTTGAACTTGCAGATGATATTACGAAATATGAAATGAGGAATCAGATAATAGAAGCAATCCAAGATTATGAACCTAGAGTAAAAATTGACGAAATATATTTAAATCAAGATAGAGCAAATAGAATGTATGTTAATATCCACTTTGGGGTTAGAGGTGTAAGAGAACCTCAAGAAATTGAAGTAATATTACAGAGAGTAAGATAAAATGGCAGTCAAAAGTTCACAAGTCAATATCACCGATTTAGATTTCGAAGATATTGCAGCTAATCTAAAAGAATATTTAAAGGGTCAAAAGACTCTAAAAGACTATGACTTTGAAGGGAGTAACATTAGTTTACTCATAGACCTTCTTGCATATAGTTCACATGTATCAGCATTCAATGCAAACATGGTTGCATCTGAGTTGTTCTTGGATACAGCACAAATAAGAAAGAATGTAGTATCTCGTGCAAAAGAAATAGGATATACTCCTACGAGTGCAACTGCCTCAATGGCAACAATTGATTTACAGGTAAATAATCCTTTAATAGGTGGTGAGACTCCTACCTCGTTAACTCTTAATAGAGGTCATGAATTTAAAACAATATTTGATGGATTTAATTATCCATATGTTTTATTAGAATCAAAAACAATCAGTCCACTAAATGGTGTTTACTTATTTGAAGACCTTGAAATTTATCAAGGGTCTATGAACTCTGATATCTTTCTATATAATGGACAAATCCAAAATCAGAGATTTCCATTAACCGAAGAACTGGTTGACACCTCAAGTGTTACAGTTACAATAGAATCAACAGGTGGTTCATCATCTGCATGGTCTCAATCTACAGACATTAGTTCAGTGGACAAGAATAGTAAAGTATGGTATGTTCAAGAAAATGAACAAGGACAATTTGAGGTATACTTTGGTGATGGTGTCATTAGTGCAGAACCTTTGGATGGGGATAAGATTACAATCTCATATCTAGTAACAAATAAAGACCATACTAATGGTGCAACATCATTTACCATGACAGACTCAATTGGTGGTAATGCAGATGTAACTTTAATTAATAAGACTGCATCTTCTGGTGGTAAGGATAAAGAAAGTATCGAATCAATTCGATTTGCAGCTTCTAAGTTTTATACATCACAAAATAGATTAGTCACAGTAGATGACTACAAATCAAAATTACAAACATTATATCCTGGCGCAGATTCCATATCAGTTTGGGGTGGAGAAGATAATGAACCACCACAATATGGAAAAATATTTATTGCAATCAAACCTGGCCAGAATGTAAACAAATTAACAAGTTCTGAAAAAGTTTTACTTAAAGACAAATTAAAATCACTAAATATGTTAACAGTTAGACCAGAATTAGTTGATGCAGATATTATTGATATTATAGTCAATAGTAACTTTAAGTACAACCCTCGTGCAACAACTAAAACTGTATCTGAACTGGAAACACTGGTAAGGGCTGCAATCATTACACATGACAGTACCTATCTCAGTGGGTTTGATAGTATCTTTAGGCACTCAGTTCTAGCAAGAGACATAGACAGTGCAGAATCTTCGATTCTCTCGAACACTACAACTGTCAAACTTAGAAAAACATTGACTCCTACATTGGGTCAATCAAAAGGTTACACAGTCGAATTTGGTGCTGGTAACTCATTCTATAATCCACATACAGGACACAATAAACATGGTGGTGGTATTACGACTACTACTGGATTTACTGTATCTGGATTCACCGAAACATTCTACTTTGACGATGATGGGGAAGGAAACCTAAGACGATATTCATTAAGTGGTTCAACAAGAATCTATGCAGATAGTCAAGCAGGAATAGTAGATTATTCAAATGGTAAAATAACAATTAATGGTGTTAACATATTAACAACATCTAACACCGATGATACAATTCACTTTACAGTGATTCCGAATTCATATGATGCAGTTGCATTTAGAAGTAACCTTCTAGACATCAACACATCATTGATAAGTGTGACTGGTGCAACAGACACCATCGCATCTGGTGATACGAGTGCTGGGGTAGGATATACATCCTCATCTAGTTACTCCTAAACTATGATTCATGTGTATGCATGAAGTAACATTCCCACATGGTGTGGGTTTATAAAATGCTAAATTAGAGAGGAACTAAAAATGGCAGATAAAAAAGTAACAGCATTGTCCGACTTAGGGACAGGCATCGCAGGTGAAGACTTGCTTCATGTTATTGACGACCCTTCTGGTACTCCAGTAAACAAAAAGGTTTCAGTCAGTAATGTTTTAAACAACCTTCCAGACTACCTTGGATTTGCACAATCAGCAGAAGCTGTATCTTTCAGTTCAAACGCTGCAACTGCAACAGCAGGTAAATGGGCTCACTACTTGACTTCAAGTTCAAGTGGAACTGATATTTTGACTTTGAACAATGGTTCAACAGGACAAATCAAATATTTTGTTCTAGTAAGTGATGGTGGAAGTTCTCCAGAAATTACACCTTCTGGTACTTTTACAGGTGGTACTAAAGTAACACTTGACAGTGCTGGTGATTCAGTTGTAATGTTATACACTGGTTCAACATATGGTTGGGTTGTTATAGGTGGACATTCTTTCTCAGTTGCATAAGGAT